ACTTGTAATATGGTAGATTGATTCGCCCGGTCATGATACCCATCGTGAGCCACTCGGTAAATACGCGGTCAAGGAACGTCTCCCGAATAAATTCCTGCGCACTCTTGTAGGTCTCGCGCTCCTCCAGAAGACCCTGACGGCCTGAAGCGTAGCTTGTCTCGGATAGATCCCCGGATAGCGTCTGATAGGACACGCCGAGACCCGAAGCGATGAACCGGATTATCGCCTTCGTGAACGGATCGAATTGTTCGTGCGGGTATTTCGGATCATAGGCGACAAAATCATGCCGCCCAATATCACGAAATGTCCCCGGCTCGGCGATGTCCACCTGGAGGCCGGTATCTGCCTCCTTCTCGTCACCCTGATATTCTCCCGCATCGCCGGTAGTGTCCCTGAAAAACCCCATCTTGCAGGCACCGGCGCGCGAGTTGACGACCGCAGCCTCGATGTATCCATGAAGATGCCGGTTGCTTACCATCCCGGATGCCATCCAGGAGATTCCGCGAGTTTGATCGGCGCGTTCACGATCGTAGATGTGGATGATGTCCTCAGCCGGAATCCTTCGGTAAGGAGCCCCGACGTAGAAGGAGCCGTAGAGTTCCATCGCATTCTTCCGTTCCGCGACGTGGTATGCGATCGGCTTGCGATAAGGGGTCATTTCCACACCCATGACGATGGCGTTCCCATTCGAAAGGATGTCGCTGTATTTCTCGTCCACGTAATCCGGCTCGATTAGCTGGAGGGTAAACCCGAACTGATTTATTTTTTCTCCCCGCATCAGGTGGACAAAGCATTCCCCGTCCCGGGCGACTGTCTCTATAACGAGCTCTTGGACTTTGCGGAACGATAGGACTTTCGTGATCGTCGCCGTCTCCGGTTTCATCCACTCATAGAACAAACGCTCCAAGTAGTCGCTGTCGGCCTTATCGGGAACATGCTTCCCATTTACGATATCTGCCGCCTTGACCTGGAGCGCAAACCCGGATGATCCGACGATGTTCTTTTTCATGGCGCGGAGATATGCCTTTGCGAGGTCGTTATTCTGTGCGAGATCCCGGGCTCGACTCCGTACTGCGAACAATCCCGCCCGAATATCCGCGTCTGCCGTCACCGGGGACATGATCCAATCCCCCAAGAGCCGGTTGTTAGAGGCGGCAGCGTAACCTCTCTGCATCACCCGCCGGATATCATCCTGGTGGACGAATCCCCATTTCCGCGCAAGGCGTCGTATGGTACTCATCAGCGGAACTCCGTCACGATGCGCCGACTGGAAGACTTCCCTTGTGCAACATCTTCTTTCCTCTTTTCCTCTGCAACCTCGTTTTTGAAGAAAGCCCGCCACCGAATCAGTTCATCGGGCTTCAGATACTGAATTGCCTTCCCATTGATGGTCAACGACATCTCTGCATGGGTTGCCCTGCCAAGCTGTACCGCCTCGATCGCGTCCAGCATCTTCTCCGCATGGGAGCGAAGGTCCGCCGTCGACCCGGTACTTGCCAGGCACGGGTTGATGAGAACTTCTCCGGAACCTATCGTATAGCGTTCCAGCGTGCCGCCAGATCCCTTTTCGGCGTAGGCGGTCCATTTCCACGTCCCGGCTGCGAACATGACGGATGAAGCCACCGCTACATCGAAGTCATGATCCGCTCCGTTGGCAACCCCGATGATGGTCTTTACTGCCTCGCCGAATTTCCATAACGAGAACTTGAGCGTGTAGGTCGGTGCCGGGTAGTCGCTGGTCGACTCTGTCCAAGCAAGCGTGTCGCCTGCGCGGAATGATGCGGGAATATTCAATCTATCCTCCTACCATTTCGTTGCAGACCACCCCTTGCGGGGGAGTCCATGACGCATAAAGGATGCCGGCCCCTGCGATTTCGGCGGTTCATCTTCCGGATCTTCCTTTTTCGGTACCGCCTGTTCTTCCAAACGAGTAGCCAGTTGGTCGAGGTTCGCATTCAAGGTCGCCAAGGCCGCGAGCGCGTACACCTCACAGTCCAATGCCTCGTTCCTCGCCCTTGTCTTGACCCATACCTTTGATGGAAATCCTCGGGAAAACTTCGTGATCTGCTTCTCGGCGGTCAGTTGCTTGAAATATTCCTCGTCAACTTCCGGGGATCGGGGAAAGTGCATGTACCCCGGGCCGAACTCCTCGACGTTCAGGCGCGAATAGATAAGCCCCTTGCAAGTGTCCGCCCCGACAAGGCCAAGGGCAACTTGCGCCTTGTTCTTGCGGGTCGAAAGTTTCACGACAGGATGAGCCACGCCGGCCTGCCCCTTGATCGCATAGACCCTGCGATTCCACCGGGGACGGCAGAAGTCATACACCTGTTTCGTAGCATGACCGCCCGAATCTATACAGGCCGATGCAATCCGCAAAGTCGTTCCCAATTCGTGGGCCCAAGTGAGGGAAAGAACCTCATCGAGACCCGCCCACACCTTCGGATCCGTCTCGGGTCGCCCAAGGATAGACACCCACGCGATCAACCACGATTCCTCGCTTCTGCCCCATCCCTTGATGCTCACCAGTATCCTGTCATCCTGAACATCAACACCAGCGGTAAGCACCGCAACCCCGGCGGGAACCGGAGCGGCGTACTCCTCCCGACGGTGCAACAGGGAGGCATCATCAATCGTCAGCCCCTCCTCCTCCCATGTCTCCCCGAGGACGGTATTGACGAACGTCTTGAGCGTCTCTGGCCGTTTCTTGTCCTCGTAGAACCGTTCGACCATCGCCTGCCAGCTCGACCACGGCGAATAAAGCTCATTCAGGTGAAACCCCGCCTTGCGCTTGATCTCCGGGTTCCCGGCGATCCACTTCCCGTTGCGGACCATCCGGAGCTTGTCCCGCTCCTCGATCTTTGCCTGGCAGTGCTCGCACTCGTAATGGACGCCGGACGGTTTTCCCTTTTCGTCCTTTCCCCACTTGACCTGTCCCCACCGAAGGATCTGCAACCCGGAACAGACCGGGCAAGGAACGTGATACCGGCGCTGGTCCGATTCCTCCCACTCGGCCTCAACCCTCGAAGCACCTTTTACGGTTGGAGTGGAAAACTTGCCGATCTTGCGGTTCCAGAACGTCTGCGAACGCTTGATCGCAAGCCGTACCGGGTCGCCTTCCGTTCCAGCCGAGGCGGGGAAGCGATCCACCTCATCGAGAAGGACTACCCGCACGGGGCGAGCCGCCAGGCCCGCCGGCGAGTTCGCTCCCCCGATCGCAATCCTGCCACCCGGGAATTCCTTCATCCGGATGGTGTTCCCCGAATCCTTCGTCTTGGGATCTTTCACAAGTCCCCGTAGGCAAGGCGTATCCCGAAGCATAGGAGCAAGCCGGTCCTTGCTCCATGTTTCCGCATCCTCTACGCGGGGCTGGACGATCAAGATCGGGCAGGGGTCCTGGTCGATGTAGTACCCGACCACGTTGTTCAAAATTTCCGTCTTGCCGACCTGCGAGGAGGACATTACCACCACCTCCTCGACAAGGGGATCGCTGAAGGCGTCCAATATCCCCCGCTGATACTCAGCCCTCGCTGTTACCCACACCCCCGGCTCGGCGCTTGCCTCGGGAGAGAGCCTTCTGTTTCTGTCAGCCCACTCGCTTAGACTTAACTTTGGCGGGCTTTTGAATGATCTTAACGTTTCCCACAGATGCAAGGCCGGCGAGTTCATCGAGGCATTCGCATACACCGCGCTCAAGGATATCCTTCACCTCCGCAAGATTGGAACATCCGACGACCTGAGGGGATAGCCGCATCGGGATAGCCAGGATCTTCCCCCGGCAGGCACCGATGATCCTCATGTTCTCAAGAATAAAATCCTCAGGATTCGCTAACTCCCCGCGAGAGACCGCATTCTCCATTTCCAACTTGTCCGCCTGCTCCTTGGCAAGCCGGGCCCTCTCGGTTTCCAGGTTAGACTGCTTCCCGCTGGACAAGCGCCACGTAAATACATCCGCCAGAATGTACAGTTTCCTCCCATCAATCGAAATGACGTGGGGACATCCTTGCCTGGTCCAGTTGGATACCGTCGTCAGGGATATCCCCAAATGCTTCGAAACCTGAGCCTGAGTCATCCCCCCATCTGGCGGGCAGCCATTTCCCAAAATTGCTTCCTCTCAAAAAAAACTTATGGGGTGTCAAATTCTTGATAATGATCGAGGTCGCGAGATACC